ATGAAAAACAGCACCCTTAAAACCTTGCTTTATACTACCATCCATCGCAATAAAAAAAGCGTTGCGCAGATTGCAGATGAAACCGGAATAAGCACAAATTATCTGTACCGGGCCGGCTTACCGCTTGAAGAATCCGGTGTTAAATTTCCTGTTGATTATCTCTTACCGTTAATGAACTCAACAAAGGATTTTAGCGTATTAAAACACCTGGCAAATTTAAGCGGTTTCGTATTAATAAAGATACCCCGTTTATGCAGAAATAAAGCTGAAGAAATTGAACTTGTTGATGAATATCAGCAGACTACAATTAACGCAGTAAGGCTGTTAAAAGAATTTCTCAGCACTCCAAATTCTTTGAATTATCAAAAAGCATCTGATGGGCTTATGGAAGTAATGACCAAAAGCGCCTATGCACAGAAAGTTGTAAATAAAACAGCAAGCGGACAGCTTGAACTGGATTTGGAGTAGCATATGCAGTTATTAGAAAAATATGTAGCAAATGAAGGAATTACTAAACGAGCCGCTTATAAACGTTCTGAAGCCGGAATGATTTCTACTATCAATATTCACGGCAGGGCTTATGTAATCCAAGATGATACGTTTAATGAAATTCTTGAAAACCCGCGACAGCTTAACGCCCTAGTTTCTAACATTAAAAAAGAGTTGAATGCAATTATAGCTAAAGCTCAAAATAATGAAGCTGCCAAGCTTGATGCAATAGACTATATACAAAAAGAAACTGAACGCTGGGCGCTTCGCGGCATCAATATTTCCGGCTATTCTGCAAAATCTGTTTACCGTAAAATAAGTTCCGGCAAAGATGCTTTTTCACGCAAAACAAGGGCAGATAAACACGTTTATAAAAACGAAATTATAAAGGATACTCTGGAAAATAAAATCCTTCCTCTTGCAGCTCATATTTTTATACAGCAGGCAATCCATAATGTACATCTGGTAACGGATAAAATAATTATGTATGCACAAAGCGATGAAGACTACTGGGAAATTGCTGCAATACCTAAGGCTACCCTTTACAGGGCCATTAGAACAGAATTTTTTGAACGCGGCTTAGCAGAAAAGCACAAATACCTTAACCATTATAACCTTTGGAAACAACAGCGCGCATATACTACCGGCGCTTTTACTTCCTCAATCAAGTTCATGGATTATATTTTTGGTGATGACCATAAAAAGGACATCGCCGGTGCTTTAGCCTGGAATGAAAAGCTTGGTAAGTTTGAAGTATTGCAGGTTAACAGTTGGTTTTGGATTGAAGCAAAAACGCAGGAAGTGCTTAGTTATGTAATAAAGACCGGTTCACTTACGGCAGATGATGTAATCAGCTCTTTAATGGCAGCATTAAAAAGAGTCGGCCGGCCTAATATCGGGGTTATTGTGGATAACGGTGTTGGAGCAAGCCAGGACATTAAGGACTTCTTATACAAACTTGAAGTTGAATTGATACTTGGCAAGCCTTACACACCTACAGATAAAGCAACCATAGAGCGTTGTTTCCAATACATAAAAACTGAACACGATGTCGATTTCCAGAACTTTGTTGGCAGTAAACACCCTACAGAGGGCAGGCACTGCGGTTTACAGCTTTCGCCAGAAGAAACAAACTTTCTGTTTGAAGAATATTCCAAGTCACTTGCGCAGTACATTAACGGCTTCTACCGCACCCGGCCACGCCAGCGGACAATTGACGGTAAGTCAGTTGAAATATCCACTGGTGATTATTATGACCGCTATATGCTTAGCCGTGAAGGTAATTATATATCAGATAAAGACCTTAGATACGCTTATGCTCATGAAAAAGATGTACTGTTTGTTAATAAAATATCTTTCAAACACAAAGGCGTATTGCATACATTCATACCTGCATCGGCCTTAGGCGTTATTTATAACAACCGCAGATATATAATAACCTGGGATCCTAACAACCTTAAAGAAATTGATGTCTATTGCAAGGACGAAATCTTAAACCGTTACACCGGGGAAATCCACGAAAAAGGCAGTTACCTTACAACTATGTACAACATTGCTTTAAGCCCTGCCAACAGGCTAATGGTTGCAAATTACAACAAGGAATGTGAAAAGGCCGTTAAAGAACTTGCTTTTGCAATGGTAGATAAAGACGTTACCTCAGCAATTAACCGCCAGGGTAATATCGTTAACACCCGCAAGGATATGATTAAGGAAACAGTTGAAATTATTAAGCAGGAACTGCCTGTTGAAAAAATAAAAATTATCCAGGACAAAATTCAAAAAGGTGAAGAAATATATTCAGAACTTACCTTTACACAGGATACTGAACCTGAAGCAGAGGAAACCTCTTTAACCTTTGAAGACGAAGCATAACTAAATGTTCAATTATAAAAATAAGGAGTTAACAATGGCAGCTAATGAACTATCTGATGTTTTAATTTACCCGCAAGTTAAAACAATAAAGAACAAAACCGACAGGGATATTATCCTAACTGAAATCCGTTCCTCTCAAATGCAGATTTCACAGATAATAGACTCTGAACGCCTGGCTAAAGAGGAAATAAAAAAAATCAATAATCTTATAAAGGCCAGTAAAGAAGCCAAAAAAATGAAAGAGCTTAAAGTCCAGATTAAAAAGAACCGTGTTCTGGTAGATCAGTTGTTAAATGAGCGTACCGGTATGCTTAAATTGGCTAAAAAGCTAAACATTGATGTTACTGAAGATGTGAAAAACATCAGGCAGATTGAAGCATAATGTATAAAGGATTTAAGACATACCGCCATTATGTAAATGCCCGGTTACATACCTATTCCCGGGGTATAACCGGAGATGATACCGCATTGCGGGAAAACGTTGCAGGCATCCTTAAAGAACGCGGTGTTGAAGGTAATAGCGTTAAACTATTAACAGACCAAGAAGCTGAATTACTGTTAAAAGAATTTGGCCGCATGTTACAGAAAATATATAAGAATCAGGAAGTGATTGATAAAATAATAGGCAATGAAAGAATGATGACAGTAAACCAAAGAGCCTGCATCTTAAAACTTGCCCGTTATAAATTCTCCTGGCAACCGCCGGCAACATTTTCATTTATTTTGGAAGTATTTCCCAAATACCGTGAAAAACTTACTCCATGGGAAATTAAAAATAGCAAACTGCGCAAGCTATATTCACTTATAACCTGCGAAGATGCAGACCTGATAATTAAAAAGCTTGACAAAATTCAGGAAAGAAATTTTAGCAAAAAAGCGGACAAAAAGAATGAACAAATCTAATCAGGCCGTTAATACAGTATATCTGCACGATGTAATTGAAGAAGCCCGCCGCGCATTCCCGGGGTTCAACTCTTTAACGTGCTGCCAATATTATTATAACATAATAAAAGCGGTTTATTTACTTAACCGCAAGCCTGAAGATTACAACAAGCTTTTACTTTTAAGTTTGTTTCTGCCTGAAAGTCAGCAAGAATTTCTTACACAATACACAACACTAAATTAAAAAACAGTCATCTATAAAAAACATTATTATCAATAAACAAAAGGAGACAGAAGTGAAAGTTACAACCTATGAAGATGTAAACAATGCAATGGCTGTAATGGCTGAAAAGAAAGCTTACATTGCAAAAAAAGAATCTGACATGAATGTTAAAATAAACGCTATTAAAGAAAAATACACTGAAGACACAAAAGATGCCCAGAGAGAACTGGACAATTTAATGGCTGATATTGAATCGTTCTGTAATAAGAATAAAAGTGATTTTGAGAAATTAAGAAGCCGTACTTTAAGCTTTGGAACGATCGGTTTTAGAAATAATCCTCCTAAGGTTATGCTGCTTAATCGTAAATATAACAACAACACCGTGCTTGAATTGGTTAAACGGCTTTTCAAGGGTAAATACATACGCAGTAAAGAAGAGTTAAACAAAGAAGATATTCTTGCTGATTATTCACAAAAGATAATATCTGACAAGGATTTAAGCGGTTTCGGATTAAAGATTGACAGTAACGAAACATTTTATTGTGAAGTAAACTGGGAAGAACTGCAATCAGTTAACAGTAGTAAGGTAAGCAGTAATTAATAAACAACCTAACAAGTGCACCGGGGCCGGTGCACTTATAATAAACAAAACAAAAAAAATAAAATGACCACAGAAAATTATAAAGAGCTAAAAAACAATAGATATTATACTTTTCATTGTATAAGCTGGACAGGGTTAATCCCTCAAATAAAAACGATTCATTGCACTAAAGACAAAATATCACAAAAAAAATTATACGCCTGGCTATTCCTTACCAGACACGAAGCTATAGGGCATGAAATTACTGCTTATAATGAAAAAATTGCAGACCTGCAAGCGAGAGTTCAGGCTCTGAAAGACTTACCGGCCATGCTAATCGAGGGTGAATAAAATGAATAAAAAAATATTACATCTTAGAATGACTGAAAAGTGGTTTACTCTTATTGCCCTGGGTATTAAAAAAGCTGAATATAGAAATCATACAATGTACTGGTATAGAAGGTTAGTAGATAAAAACAGCCTTACTATGAAAGTATTTGATGAAGTATATTTTTATAACGGATATAATAAAGCAGCGCCATTTATGCGGGTAGAATGCTTAGGTTGTAAAGAATCCAGCTTATTAAGCCACAAACCGGTAAACGGTGAAGAACTGCCATCTTTCTTCTTTATGATAGAATTAGGTGAAATATTGGAAATTAAAAATTACAAGGTACAAACCATGAATGGCAACTACATAGACGATAAACGGAATATCTATAAAGCTATAAAAGATTTAGGTACATGCACTGAAACGGAAATAAGCCAGGCAACCGGAATAATGGCCGCAAGAGTGGATAAGCTTGCCAGAGCAATACGCAAAGAAGGCCTTATTGAAATAGTCGGTTCTAAAACAGAGTCCGGGCGTATCCTGTACACTTATACAGTCAAATAATAAATATTAACTACTTAAATTCTTACAAAACACTAATATGAAAAATAAAGACATCGCCAAATTAATTGGTAAAAGCCCCGCCTATGTATCAATGGCCGTATCGGGTAAATTAGATCCCGGCACAGGTATGCTTGAAAGGATAACCGGCCTTGTTGGATTTGAAGATAATTTAGCTGAGTTGTTTACCACACCGGCATTTATTGAAATGTGCGATGTGGCCATAAACAAAGCAAGAAGCGGAAAGATACGCGAGTTTGCAAGTATATGTAAACATACTTCCGTTATTTTGCAAAAAAAGATAGTTAAAAAAGAGTACGAAAAAGAAGCTCTTAATAATTAGGAGGGTTATATAATGATTTGCCCATATTGCAAAACGGAATCAAGTGATCATATTACAGGGGATAAAAAACAGCAGGTAGTTAAAACAGTTGTGCTGAAAACAGGCCGGATTAGACACATCTTCTGTAAAGAATGCAGGCACATTTTCAGCACGATAGAAACTATATATGAGTACAACAAAAATATTGACGTTAATATAAAAACCCTGGATCTCTTTGATGATAATAATTAATATCTGTTGGGCCTTTGTGAAGTCCCAAAGGCCTCTTCTCCTTCAGCACTGTACAACAGTGGCTTAGTATTCCAAATCGCATAATCCCCGGCATCGCTTAAGTGAGTTCTGTCGGCCTTACTCTTATCGATGAAAAAACCGTCTGCACCTTTTTTCCATATTACCAGTTCACGGTCTTTTATACTTTCTTTACATTCCTTGGATAAAATAAAACAACCCTTTTCAAATTGCTTATTAGTATAATTTATCCTGTCGCGTACAGCCGGGTTTTCAGTTGGCAGACAGAAACAATAAGAGATCTTGGCAGCCAGAAATAAATCGCGTACAATTTCATAATCGCTTAAGGCACTGCGTGTGTCTCTTTTTTTACCGGAAGCGTCCCCGGTAATTATAATGCTTCTGTTAAAATTGTATTTATCTATGTAGTCGTTTATGTAGGCCACTGCTAACTGTGTAACTTCAGCAGTGTTGGAGTTATGCACCTTAAAATCTTTAATAGCAGTATAAACCAAACCTTTCATTCCAATTAAGACCGCACACATTGGATCCACGTTAAAATCGAAAGAGAGAATCAGTTCATCAAAGCGGATATCCAGGCTTAAACTGTCAGCAATGCATTTTTCATTAAATTGGTGGTAAACTCGTTTCCCTGTCAGAATCTGAAATTTACCCTTCATATAAACTTCGCGCGTTGCCGCGTCAAACTGATTTTCAAGGTCGCGGATAAATGCTTTGGAAAGATATGCATTATCATAAGTGCATAAGGTTGTAGTAAACAGATCCTCAGTATTCCATTCCTTTTCAAAGTAGTCTTCACCCCATTCCATTGTTTCAGGCTCCGGAGTACCTGACCAAAAAAACTGCTGTCTCTTAGCCTTTGGCTCCCTGATACGGGAAATTACAACTTCGTGCGCTTTCTTACTTTGCACAAACGGTTCGTCCATTCCTGCGGCTGCTACCGTCGGGCCTTTCAAATAATTTGGCCTATCACTGCCCCTTATCCAGATGCGCCCGGTATCCTTCCTGCTATTACCAAATAGAAGCCTAAACAAACCCTTGCTTTCTATCCAATCATATTCAATATTATTTTCATCACATAATAAAATCAGCTTTTCAACTACCGTGTCCACGGCATTATCAAAGCTTTGTGATACTGATAAAACCGGATGCGGTTTATTTATATAAGCCATATGAATGGCTTCAGCGGCATAAGCATAAGTTTTCCCGCTGCCGTAACCTCCCTTTAGTCCTTTTTCGCGCGCCTGGCTGTCGTGAAAGGCTTTCTGGTTATCATTAGGAGTGTAATTAGGCAGCAAAGTATTAAGGCTTTTTAATAAGCTTTTACCGTTAAGTTTTTTTGCCTGGACAAACTTTTCTTTACGCTCTTCAATTAGCGCTTGTTCTAAAAGGGTTAGTTTCTTTCTCATTCTTCAACCGTATGTTTTTTTATTAAGGAAACAAGTTCTGCCGTTGTAATGTCAGGCTTTAACTCCCTGGCTATTTTCTGCAACGTCTTAAAATCGCTATTAATATCAACATTCTGTTTCATTCTGTCATGCATGCGGGTTAAGGCTTCTACAGCCTTCAAATCTCCGCTTGCATTTGCAAGCCTTATTTGTTCCTCAATAAGCTGCAATATCATATGCTCCCGCAATTCGTCACGGTCTAAAGCCAGTTTATGTTTAGTTGCAAACTGTTCCCGGTTGTAGGCATTAGATATAATCATAATTATATCTTTTATGTCATCTTTTTTAACGCTAAATGAGAAAGTTCTATACTTTAATTTAATTCCTTTATCAGGGGCTATTAAATCAAACTCAAATATCTTTTCAAGAAAAGCTTTTATTTCAAAACCGAAATTACTCTCTGTATTGTCAGAAGGGGCGGAGTCTTTTACCACTTCAACAATTTTACTCATTTTGCGCCCGGATATTTTTTTACCGGTTTTAGCCATAATGACCTCCTTTGTTTTATTTATATTGTGCCCTGAAGACAGTAGTTCATCGGCAAGAACAAGTTCTTTCTTTTTAACCGGTGTTTTATCCTTTCCCTGGTCTTTACGTGTTTTGCGCAGGCCCGGAACACGTTTACACATATCACGGTAAACAGTCTTTTCAGATACTCCGTGCTGATCGCACACGGTTATCATAAAAGCTTTATAAGCGGCTTTATCCCTTACCTTCAAACTCTTTAACTTTTTTATATCAAGCTCGTATTGATTTCCACGATATTTCATTACTGATTTATCCTTTCTATTATTTTTTGCAGGTCTTCAGGCGGTATTACCATAAACGGCCTTGCAGGAATAACGATAACGTAAGGTTTAGAAACTTTTTCAAATGTCTTTTTATGCCGTCTGCCGGCAAATACTGTTCTTTGGCTGCCGTCCTTGTAACGCTTTGACCTAAAAAGGATATTACGGCCGGGCATATTTATTGTTGCGCCTTCCTGCTGCGCTCTGGCATATGCGGACGCTTTAGGGCTTGTAAACAAAGTAACGGTTAAAGTCTCGTTATCAACAGTAGAAGAAATCTCACTCAGAGCCCCAGTTACTACAAGGGTCTTTGTTCCACGCAGTTTACCGTTCTTTTTGGAAGGTATCCATTTTGGCCGGCCGCCTTCTTCAAAATTACGCTGTATACTTATTTTTGCTTCAGCTTCCACAATGGCAAGTTTCTTTACCAGCAGACCTTTAACTTGCTTTAGCAGTTTGTCCACTACGTCTTGTTCCGTCATATACAAGAACTCCTTTCCGTAAACTGTCAAGCTCTGAATAACCGGCAGTTGATTTATCCCCGGTAAGGCCGTCAATTGCGGTTACTCCGTCAAGCTTAAAAAATATTTTAGTAACCTTCATTTCCCCGGATGTAAAATTCTTAAAGCCCCATATCTCATTTACATCATTTGCTTTGCGAGAAAATTTACTTATATTTGCAACATGCCCGCCGTATGGCGTGGCAGGATTAAGTAGGTTGCCGCCAATGGTGCAGTGTTTCCTTGGTGTCTCGGCAAAGGCATTCAAGGCCAAAGCAGAAAAGTGTAACACTTCATCTTGCTTAATCCTATTCATTAAATACCTTATATCCCGTCTGTGGCTACTTATTATATCTATTAGTTCACCTTTATCATATCCAACACTTAAAAATAAAATATCATTATTTTTATCCTTGAATGCTCTATAGAATAAAAGTGCGCCCCTGTCATTTTTCATTATAATAGAAGGGTCTTCAAGTGTAGGTTTAATAGCACTCCACAATAATTGTCGGCCGTCTTCTTTCTGCATCATTTTATCAAACTGGCTGTCATACTCTTTTGTTGCAACAAAACGGGCTTTACCAAAAGGTGTAGTTACTTCATCATTCGGAAAGTCTTTTTCCCAATTTTCCCGGGTAAATTCTTTGACCGGCAAAGCTGTAACATTACTATTAAGTGCTTTGGTTATTAAACCGTTGCTCTCGTGTTTGCTAACGCTGTTAGCATACAGGTAAGTATTCTTAAACTCCTTATAATAATCAGTAGTGTTAAACTGCTGCTTAATCCATTTACCCCAGATGCTTTTAGCATCTCCGCTATTTCGCTGAAAGTCCTTTGAAATAATACCGCGTTTTAACAGTGCATCAATTTGAGCATCGTCCATTATATGTATTTGTTCCGGGTTAATGGCCTTTAGTTCTTCACTGGTAAGCGGTCTAATGTAGCACCTGCAATTCCAGTCATTAGGCGGCCAGATAATAAGCCATACCGGGTCATTGGCATAATAAACAGAGCCGTCAAGCATTGCGTGAGCTTCACGCACCCGGTTATCCCGGCGTGTGCAATACATATAAGCCGGGTAAATATCCTGAAGCTTCTGAAGCTTTATCCATTCAGCCGCGTGATAAGCACTTGTTGAAGCGGTTCTTAAATTGGTTTTAAGGTCTGAAGGAGACGGCATATCCTGTACCGGTACATAGTCCGCCAGGATATTATATGCTTCGTCCTGCCATAGAGCGTAACGGTCAGTCTCGGGGTTATCAATAAGATATTTATGCTTGCCGGATAGAATTTCTAAAGCCATGGCTTTAAGCTTTTCTTCAAGCTCATATGATTTAGCTGCCGCAACCGTAAAAGCTTCTACCTGGAAGTTGCGCAGTACCTCTTTATCAATTCCGGTATAACTCCGGTCAAATAACGGATTGGGTTCACTAAAGCCGAGTATGTTTTTCTTGTTATGCTTTATAATTGCATCCTGCCCTTTAACATAACCCTTTGCAATTTCCGCATAGAGTTTAGAGCCGATATATTTGTGAATATATAAATTCATTAAAATACACTCCGGCCAAACAGAACTCCATCGCTTCCATATTGTATTTGTTCTTCAGATTGTTCCGCCTGTACACCGTCAATAATCACTTTTTTCCCGGCAACATCTTTTAGGTAATTAAGAGCGGCATCATACTTATCCCTTATGCGTTCAGGGATGTCTTTGTACTGGATTCTGTCGTGCAAGTGGAACACGGCAATATCATAACTGATTTGTTTAAGTATATCCGGTACTACTGCAAGCGGTAATTTAACGGCACCGCTTATATATCCGTTTATTAAACTATCTGCGCTGGCAATAGCGCTATTAAGGTTGGCATCAACACCGCCTGTTAAAGTGTTTAATGTCTCTAAGTCAATCTTAGTAAGGAAGTATTCTTTACTGCTGTACATCTTCTACCTCCTTGAATAATTCGGCCAGATATGGGTCTATTTCCGATGCAGAGATGTAATCACTGTTTGAAGCGGTAAACTTTTTATCCTTAAGATAAGCGGCCAAAGCATTTTTAATGGTCGCTGCCGTATCTGTTACTTTTACAAGCTTCATCTTTACAAGGTTTTCAAGCTCTTTATCTTCAGGCTGATAACCCAGTTCTTTAAGGCATATAAGAATTTTGAATTTAATAAGCAGGTAATTATCATCAACTTCTTCTTCATACACAATTGCCGGGTAGTCCTCAAGGCCCTCATAATTTAGATTAAGAAGTTTTCTAATGAGTGTATTAACACACTCTTTAACAAGCAGCATATCCGCCAGGGCTAAATCCGCCCTTACCATATCCCCGACTTTTGCTTTAGCAAAACTGCCTGAAGTACCTTGCTTGGTGGTCATATCCTGACCAAGTACTCTAACACTTATTGCACTGTCCAGATAATCTATGAACGTTTTGAATAACTGGCTGGAATCACCTTTGTTTTGATCGCCCGGGAATTCTATTTCAGCGCCGTTAGGAATAATTGCAAAGAAGTTTTTACCAAAGTTCTTAACTGCGTTAAATAAAGTATTTCTATCCTGCGGATTCATAAGCGGATCATACTTGCCCAACACTGAAGGGCTTGCAAATTTTTCCACGTAGGAAGCAAAATCTTTAAGCCCATAGTTCTTAAAAAGGTAGGCCCAAATAAGGCCGTCAATCGCACCGTTAAGGAATCCGTTTTGCTCATTACCGTCAAGCGAATGAACTTCCAGTAATTTATCGCTGTCAAGCTCAATAAGCGGCAGCCTGGATAAATCCACCCTGTCCTGGCTTGCAATGCTGCTTTCCGTCCTAAGCGTAAAGGCGCCGGCTCTGGCAATATCCAAAAATTTATAAGTGTCGTTTTCATCGTCATAACAAACTATATGATTTGGAATAAGACGAACGTCTTTTAATTCCAATTTATCACCGGCCGTCTTATATATTATTTCAAACAAACTTACACCTTGTATCTGTGCTTCAATGCAGTCAGTCAGAAAATTAATAAAATGAATATTCTTAAAGCTCTTTTTTACGAAATCAATAATTTCTTTTTGTCTTGCTTCAGGCACCGGAGTGTCTTCTCTGAATTTAATACTGTAGCTTTTACCGCAGATACTTATTTTACGCGTCTGGCATACTCCGCCTATGTGCAGATCACGCCTTTTGATTTCCTCAAATAAGAGTGACTTCCAAAAGTTTAGACCTTTTCTGGCCGCTTCAAAGTAATATTTAATCTGGCTGCTTTCCAGATTTGAAAAATCATCGGTGTAGAGATTGTACAACTCACGCGGATTTGACACCTTTATGGTTTTACTTTCGTAATTGCCGGTCTCTTTTTTCCTCATTTTGTTATTTCCTGATTTACTTTTTATGAAAAACTTTTTTTTACAAAAAATATGCTGTTTTTTACGCTTTACTTTCCTTGTCCGGGGAAAAGCAGGTGAAAGCATCACACCTTAAGAACTAAAAACCTCCATAAATCGCTTATACGGGCATTTCTCACGGAGTAACGAATAAATAGTAGTCAAAAAAAATGCTGAACGGATTTAACTTTTTTTTGACTTTTCTCAAATAGCGTGAAAATATTTCACGTTTTATGATTGCTAAATTGTTAATTATAAATAGTTTAGATAACGTCAATTTAGTAAATTTTATTAAATCCTTTTATCTTGCTTATTCTTAATGATTTACGGCATTCAAAAAAGCTATTTTTCAATAGGTCATTAAATAAGTAGCAATTTATTTAACGGATTTAATTTTTTATCTCTAAAAAAGGGGCTTTTTGAATTTATTTTTCAGAAATATTTTACATTTCCTTTTAATTCAGCTCAAAAAAACACTATTTTAAGAAAACCGTGTCAAAAAAAGTGTACAAAAAAAGAAAACACGGCGTTTTTTTTGCTTTGATACGCCTGTTTTATTCCTAAGCTTTTTACATGCCTATTTTAAGCTTTAAGCTGTAAATTTCCACTCCGCCGGGTGCATATCCGTACGGACTTATGGTTATATCCTGAATATTTGCAGTCTGGAATGCATTTACAGTAATTTCATACCCGTTAAGAGTATTAAAAATACTTTCGCAAAGATCAACGCATTCAAGTTCTTCAGTGCTTTTGGTGCCTACAAGAAATTCAATGGTTCCGGCAAATTTTAGGATTGACGCAGATGAAGTAACTTCACTGCTGCCAAAGCTGGATAACCGGTAAAAGCAAACCGGAAAAACCGGATTCCATTCACCTTCAGGTTCAAACTCTCCTTTGTACGGATTTAACACCACTTCAGGCAGATAAACTTTAATACGGCTTACAATATCTTTTATTATTTCTTTTAACACAATACACCTTAAAATGTTACACTGCAAATATACTTTTTCCTATCTATTTTAATATTACTAAAAAGTTGTTTAGCCCAATTACAACCGCTTTATTATTGATTTAATATTATCAGTAATATAACTTTGAACCACACATTAATTAAAATATTATTTGTATGAACGATAAATTTTATAAAGTTTTTACGGCAGGTAAATATCCACAGGGCAGCATAACAGTTGATGACTTGCGCGAACTGGTAAATAACTATGACCCTGATTATTTTGAAGCGCCCCTAACTTTAGACCATGCCGATACCGGCCCTGTTTACGGTGCGGTAAATAAAGTAATGCTTCAGGGTAAAGATTTACTATGTTCCTTTACCGGTCTTACAGATGATATGCTTGAACTCAATAGACAGGGAAAATATAAAAAACCATCTGTTGAGATAACGGAATATGAAAATAAAGGTGTGTATTTGCGCGCAGTGTCATTAGTCCCTTTCCCGGCGGTAAAAAATTTACCTGCTATACAATTTGCAGAAAGCAATTCAACATTTTATTTCAATGAAGCTATTACTCTTAATTTTAACAAACCATTTTTAGAGGATAATATGGATGTAAAAACATTCGCGGAAAAGATCGGCATCAACATAGCTGACTTTTCATCTGATCAGGACATTTTGGATAATGCTTTATCCATCGTTACACAGTTAAAGGCTGACATGGCTGCACAGACTGAAAAGATTCAGTCGCTTAACATTTCACTTGCAAAATATTCTGAAATGGAAGCATCTGTAGCAGACTTAAAGAAAGAGCGCAATGAACTGTTGCTTTCCGATGCTGTAGCCGCCGGCAAAATTTCAACAGCCCAGGCTCAAGAATTAAAGGCCTTTGCCGAAACCGATTTTGAATCCTGCAAAAAATTTATTGATTCAACCACTGTTCTTAAAGCAAAGCCGGAAAGAAACCCCGAGTTGTTTAAACAGGTTATTAAACCGGTTATCCCCGAAGTTGGCAATAAATTTTATGACGATAACGGTAAGAAAATAACCTATAGGGATATACTTACCAATCCAACCCTGGCTAACAAATTTTCTGAGACCGAGATTGAAAATATGCGCCAGGAATCAGAGCTTTTTAATTAATTATTTCCCATTAAATGGAGTGATAAATGCCCTATTCAAAAAAACTCGTTGCAGATGCCGTTATTGCGGCGCTGACCGAATCGCTTGGTATTTACAACCTTTGTAACCGGTCTTATGACGGGTTAGTAAAAGAAGGTGCATCAAGCGTTGATATTCCCGCCTTACCAAGTATGGTGGTAAAGACTGCCGGTTCTGCCGGTAACTCTGCCGACCGTAAAGGTGTTAAAGGCGATACCACAATGATAAACGTTCCCTTGGACAAAGCTGCTGTCCCGATTAAGGATGAAATTTTAGCACAATTTGAGACAAACGGAAAATTACTAAAAGATTTCATTCAGGGTGCAAACAACTCTTTTGTTGAACACTTTGATACCAAGGTGCTTGAGACCGCTGTTACGACTGATCAGGTTTTACAGTTCAAAGGTGCAACTTTGGCCTGGAAAGACATCACGGCCATAAATAAAAAATTTAACATGAACAAGGTTCCGCGCAAGAATAGAATAATAGTTATTCCTACTGCCCTTGAAGATGACTTTTATGATATTGACCTGGTTAAACAGGCACTTGCTTTTAACCGAGACTTATTGGAAAACGGAATTGTAAGAATACAGGGAATGACGTTCTTTGTTAGCGGACTTGTTCCACAAGTTGGCGGCAAAGATGCAATTGTCGGTATTTACGGCCCAGGCTTGGCCTTCATTCTTTCAAGGTTCATGGAATTAAAACAGTCCTGGGATGGTGATAACCTTCAGGACAACATTGATGTACTTAGCCATTTTGGGTACAAATTATTGTTACCCAAATTCGCTGTAGTAAACGCAGCACAGTAATAAAACAACCCCCATAGGTACCGTCGGTTATTTTATATCCGGGAAATGGCCGGCGGTAAATTATAAAAAAAGATTATGAATACACTGAAATTTCTCATCATACATTGTACGGCCACAGTAGAGGGCCTTAATGTAAGTGCAAAACAGATAGTTGATTATCATACAAAACCTGTCAGCCAGGGCGGACGCGGTTGGTCACGGCCAGGCTATAGTGAACTTTGCTTATTAGATGGTACAATGGTTAATCTAAGGCCATACAATGAGGATAATCTTGTATCGCCGGACGAGTTGACGAATGGCGCTGTAGGCTATAATTATGTAAGCCGTCATATATGCTATGTTGGTGGTCTTGATACAAACGGGAAACCAAAAGACACCAGGACAGCAGAACAAAAAGAAGCCCTGGCAGATTACGTTAAAACGTTTCACTCTTTGCATCCGGCAGCAGTAATTTTAGGACATAGAGATTTACCCGGCGTAAGTAAAGCCTGTCCTTCGTTTGACGTTAAAAGGTGGCTAAAAGAAATAGGCATCCAACAGTGATTAAGTTTTTGTTAAAATATAAAAATGTTATAACTAATTACTGCGGATTGCTGGGCGGTATTGGAACAGCTTTTTTGTACACAATACACACTTTTGGTTTATCGGTTCCGCAATGGTTAAATATTCTGTTTCTCATATGTACGGCTGTTAGTATAGGTCTGATCGGTTGGTATTCAGGTAAGAATCCGATCGATATGTTCCCGGTAAATTTACCGCAAAATAACAACAATGAAAAATTTGATTAAAGGATAATTTTATGGATACTGTTAACAACGGTTACAAACGAACTGCTAAAATAGCAATACTATTTACAATTATGATATTTTTATCCGTATGCATATTCGGATGTGGTGCAACCCCGCAGGCATTAATTAAAGACAGGGCGTTAACTGTTACTACTCCGGGTATTCACGATACTTTGTATGGCCATGTAGATACTAATCGTACCGATATATTATATCGCGCTGATACAAATAATATTACTAATGTAAATCCAAACGAATTGCCCTGGACGGCATATAGCATAACAAGTAAAGGCGACACTTCCGCCAAGGCAACTGTATTTCCGAAATTAAGAAAAATTGCACTAGACACTAAACCACTTACGCACACAATAGTAGTAAGAGATACTGTGCCGGTTCCAAAGCCCGTTATTAAGGAAATAATAAAACCTTATCCAATATTGAGTAAAATTGGATTAATCGGGATTGGGGCCGGTACGGGTGTTATGCTGGCTATAATAGGCAGGATGTATCTAAAAAAGCCACTGGTCTAATTACTAACTTGCCCGCTGACGGCGGGTTAACTGCTGACTGTTGACTGTTGACTGCTGACTGTTGACTGTTGACTGATTACTGTTTACTAATTACTGACTAATAAACTAATTACTGGTTGCCTTATGGACTTATTTATATTTTTTGTGTTGATGCTAATGTTTACAACTTTAGAAAATTGGTTCCGGGAAGTTGAAAGATTTCACCCGGAAAAATTACGCGGCAAGGCCGGTGCCTGCTGGCATATCTCACAATTGCTGGCTTTAATAATAACCTTCTATTATGTTATTACTAAGCGTTACGGCGTGTCAGCCGTTCAAAGTTATACAACGTTACTGTTATTGGGCGCTGTATGGTTTGTCTGTTATGACGGTTTACTTAATATCCTGCGCGGTACATATTTCTTTCGCGTAAGTACGCAAAGTTCGGATCCATTTCAGAAATTCGGGAAACCGGTTATTAAAATAATATTAATTTCCAGTGCTTTTTTTATTTATTATTTTCTCAAATAGTATGAATAACTTTATAAAAAATACCGCTGATATAGCTGTACTGTGGTGCATAAGCCTGACTGCCGTATTCGGTAAACTGGAAGGGTTTTTGCCACTTTTTGAACAAGTGTTAAAAATACTTGCATTACTGGGCTCAGTAATATACACCTTTATTAAAATAAAAAAAGCTCTTAGCAAGGAGAAGACCAAATGAATGTAGATTTATTTCTATCAAAGGTTAACGAAGTTAAAAATTTTCTGATAAACAAGGCCACTCAAAACGGAACGCTTGTTTTGAATGACAGGATGCTCGATAGCATCTTCAAAGATGCCTGCAACATTACAGCCAGGCACTGCAAGAACGCTGCCGGCAGTTATATATTTACCGGGAATAATTTCTTTGGCGCAGTTGAAACCAATGTAAAAGCGCTAAAGAAAAACCCCGACACGAATATGCGTGCCAGGAAAGCTGCAATTACCGCCCTTGTAGCAAACGTAGTTTCAATTGATGCTGACATAACAACTAATGTTATGAGCAATGATAATCCTTATATAATACATGTATATCCTGGAATGGATTTGAAAACAGTCATAGATGGAATTACCGATGCAAGCGAGACAAATATATATACTGTTATTTGTTACCCGGGATGCACCGTTGGTGTGGGGCTGGTCTGGAAACCTTATATAAGGCTGGAAACCGTTGGACATCCATTCTTGAATATTGGTGGTGCCCTTATTGGTAATGATATGGCCGAGGGGAATCCCGCAATTCTAATGGGGGACTTTTCGGCAATTGACGGTGATACAGGCCTTCCGGCATTTATTGCTATCGGTTTGGACTTGTCTAATTCAATAATAATACCTCCTATATTGCGCAAGTCTGATATACGTGAAGTTGATTTAGAGGATTTTAATGCTCTAACAAATTTGACAATGGGTGAAACACTGGTATATCGGACAGATGAGAATAAGATTTATTTGTCACATGCAACCGAAGGAGGTGATGGGAGAAATTTCGAGTTATTAACACCCACAAATTTTAGTAATGCATATATGCCGGCAACTAACCTTTATCAAAGCCTCATACGCTGTACTGTATTCGATAACTGCACGTTAAAATACGCAAATATAGCAGAATGTGAAGCCAGTTACTGTAACTTCACGTCTTGCCAACTATCAAACGCTGATTTGAGGTATGGTGTATTTAGATGGGCAAGTATGGTCGGCGCTGGTTTAGATTATTGTAACTGTAAGCAGACCAACTTTCAATATGCTAACTTAACAAATGCAAATTTCGCCTTTGCTAATTTATATCAGGCAAATTTATGGGGTGCAAACATTGCTAATGCCCTAATGATAAGTACTAATTTAACTGGTGCAACAATGCCTGATAATGCCAATACTAAGGCTGCCTTTAAGTCTGTGGTGGGTAACGGTAAATGGGATGCAGCCACAACCATATGGATAGACGGATTACCAATAGGCGCATGATGAAGAGAATTATAATATCAGATGATACCGGCACTGCCGGTTCTCCTGGAGCGCATGGGTTGGCAATACAGGCTGCAATTGTTGCCGGCTATGGCAGCGATATTGCAGACCAAATAAGTATAATTACTCCCTATTCTGCCGCTAAACAATTTGCAGCAGAAAATGAATCTGTTATTGCACTTATTAGGAGTTATGCCGGTGTCGCAGGTTATGTCGGCGAAGCTGTCTCTCTGTACCCACGGGTTCAATTCTTTTTCCCCCTTGGTTCAAATACGTTTGAACAATTAAACGTATTCACCAAAGAAGAACCGCCGGTTATCTGCGTAAGCGGCGCGGGTGATTTGGAACTAAGGAATAACACGGCCTATGGCAACGGTTTAGAATTTTGGGATTATGATCTAACAGATGATAATATTCCCAATGGTGACCAGTCCAGTTACAGTAACGGTGTAATTTTAGGTAAACTTCTTAAAATAAAAGATGAACTTAATTGTACTTGGTGGGAAGCCCGATACAGAGCGCGTATGTCAGCCAACAGAAACGAGTCTAATAGAGCTACTAATAATTGGGACTTGCATAATGGCTATGGCCGTATTGACGTTTATAAATCAGTTAGTTATAAGGGTCTTATTCCGGCTGACCCTTATAAACCAATTATTTCAGTCGGTAATGATGTTCAGACATTTACCCTAAATCCGCCGGCCGGTTATTCAGGTACCCCTGTGCTGGTTACTGTCCAGGCTGATACTTATTACTCAATAAATAAAGCCTTAGCTAATTTTATGGCCTTAAAAAAAGCTGAAGAACAAGCTCTTGGCCAGGCTAATGACTTCCAGCCTATTTATATAAAAGGATTAAAGGGCGCCTGGGATACTGGCTATGGCCCCGCAAAGGCCGTAAAAGTAAATAAAGCGGAGCTATTGGGTAATAACCTAAACTTAACTTTGGGTTATTATATAGATGAAAGTTCTTTTCCTAAAAATGTACTGTCGGAACAAATATTAAGAGTGGAAACAAGCACTCTAACCAACACTTTGTATGATATTCTTAAACAAGATGCTCGATTTTCTAATTCAACAAATATATAAATAAATGAATGAGGTTATATAATGGGTTTATTCAACACACAAAATGCACTTGTAGCAATAGTCTATGATGATATGGACGCGGTTTATGCCAGTCCTGCAACTCTGCTTACGGCAGATAAATTAAAGCTTATT